TTCCTCCCCCTCCTTCCGTTTGCCTTAAACTTTCCCCCTGCCGTTGTCGTTAAGCTTCGCCTGGTATTCTTTACCGTCTCTCGTATGGATCCAGCACGGCGTCTGGTACGGCGGATGTGTCTTCGGACTGTTGGCTCTCCACATTCTCACCACCCCTTTGCTTCTGCGATAGCTTCATCCATTGTCTCTACTGTTACCCCGAGCTCCTTCGCCATCTGGTCTATCTTCTCATTCACCAGCTTGATGCACTCGGGGCAGAACTCTGTAAGGGTAGGCTCGCCACAGATCCCGCACATGTTTGCGTCTTCTATTTCTGAAGAACCACACTCAGGACAGGCATAACTGTACAGCCTGCTCGAGTTCGGGTACATATCATCCTGCGGTCCTTCGTCTATCATCAGCGGTTCCATGAACTGCGCTCCGCACTCTTTGCATATCATTACATCGTGTCTCATGTTTCCTCCTGGTATATATCAGCCCTGCGGTGATAAGGGTATATAGGGATTTAAGATTATATAACGTTCTGTTGTTCAATTTGATTGATACTGATAAGGGATTGTTGATTGTGCACACCGCAGGGCTTGATAACTAAATTAGTTTGCTTACTTCCTTCAGTCCTTTCTTATGAATGTTGAATAGGCTTGTCCTCGAGTACGGCAGTTCGACCTCCACCTTCTCCCATATCTGCATTAGGATGTAACGATGCCACAGTACACGCCGACAATCTGGATCCAGCTGGTTGATCACACGCACAACAGCTTTCATCTTTTCATTCTCTCTTTCCCTTGCAGCGTCCAGCTCCTCCTGCATATCCGTCAGCCTTGCTATAAGTGCCCCGATCTTGTCCGGGTCATGTGACGTCTGCACCTTGTCCGAGCTCAGCTCCTGCGTGAGACTTACACTCTGCTCTCTGATGTATTCTATCTGCTCCTTCAAGCTGAGTGTCTTCTTATAGGCACGCTCATATTCAGTTAAGAACTCTTTTGCTGTCATTTGCTCCCCTTGCGCATCCACGGCCTGTGCCGCACTAATTGATCTATCCCCTTGTCTTCTCTTACTTGTTCCCGATATTCGTCCAATGCCTTTCTGAATGCCTTGTACTTCTCGCACTTGCTATGGCACCCAACGTGTCTGTCTTTACAATCAAGGCACTTACTTAATGGCTCCTTCATACATCATCATCCAATCCTCAAGCCGCATCGTCACAAGCCACTCGCAGTCATTCTTTCGGTGCATTACCACAGGAGTCTCGTTCTCCCTCGCATCATGTCTCGACTGACTTATTGCATCATAGAGGTTCAGATGCTCGACTCTCTTGCATTCGATGTGGATGCCGGGAAGCCCCACTACATCTGCATCGCCATTAGCTCCTGAGTACTGCTGCCCCCTTCTCGTTTCATAGCCGTATTCACGCAGCCTTTTCGCCAGCTCTCTCTCACCTCTTGCTCCCTTCTGTCTGCTGTTCATGGCTCGTCTCCTTAGAACGGTACTGCCTCGTCTATGGCTTCGAATCCCATCTGACTTGGCTCTTCCTTCTGTGCAGCCTGGTATCCGTTTCCGAGATTGTTCTCGTAGTTAAGGAACTCTACCCTGCTTGCTGTTATGTCTGTTGTGTAGACGGTCTCACCTTTCTTGTTCTGGTAGGATCCTGTTGTGACCTTGCCCTGTACCGCTACCATTCTTCCCTTCTTCAGGTACTTCTCACAGCTCTCTGCCTGCTTACCATAGACCACTATTCTCGGGAAGTCTGCCTGCTGCTGTCCTCCCTTCGCCATCGGTCTATCTATCGCAAGTGTGAATGTTGTCACCGCCTGCTGACTGCCCGATGTGTATCTCGTCTCGGGGTCTCTTGTCAGCCTGCCTATTAACTCTACGCTGTTCATTTCTTCCTCCTGTTCTTCTCGCTCGGCATACTTCTGCAAACCATGTTATGCTTTGCCATTTGTTCTACATTGAGCTTTCTCATTATGTTCTTCTCTTCTGCTATGTCCGGGTCATCATCCTTCTGCGGACATAACGCCATTATCATCCGCTGGTTCTTCGTGACGTAGTACGGACTATTGTCCATCTTCTCAAGGTACAGCCTCTCGTTGAACCATCCGTTGTATGTCATCTTCCGAAGCATGTCATCCTCGTGAAGCCCCAGCTGTACGAGTGCCTTCTTGCATTCCTTCCTGTACAGATATGCTGATATCATGCCTTCTTCCTCTTCATCGCATCCTCAAGTGATATGATGTTCAGCTCTACCGTCTCGATCTCGGAGTGTTCAGCCCCACTATCCACAAGCTGCTGCTTGTACTCCTTCAGATGGTCAAGCCTCTCCTGTTGGACTTTGGTGTTGGCTGCAGCCTTATTCTCGTTCGGCTCCCATGACATCAGTAACGCCTGCCAATCATATATGCCCTTCCACCCTCTTGCCTGGTAGTAGCTGTAGAACCTGTTCGGATCCACATGACTCTCTTTCTCAGTACAGAAGTCCTTAACTTCATCGAGTGTGGGTGTCTCTCTTACACTCTCTTTGTTTCTTCTTTTCTTCTTTTCTTCTTGTTTGTGGTTAGGTTGTTGGTTGCACTGTTGGTTACTTCGAGATACCCCACCTTGATAATCGCTGTATTTTACAATGGTCACAGTTGACGCTTTGTTGGTTGCACTGTTGGTTATTTCGTTGGTTGCTTCCAGATGCTTAAAAGCGGTCTTGACTTCCTGTACTGTCAGCCCTGTTTTCTTGGCGATCTTCGCCTTTGACGTGACCACCTGTCCTCGTCTGATCAGCTGACCTTGCCACATCTGGTCTTCATGGTTAGCCATCAGCAGAAGGTATATAAATACCGATAATGTGTTGGCATCGCTGAACCATTCCCAGTCTATTAACTTTCTGAACAACTTGATGTAGCCTGTCATCTTATCTCCCACCACTTGATGTTTCCATTAACGAATATTCTTATGAACTCGGATTGTGTGTGCCCCTCGTTGAGAAAAGCCGCTCTTCCGTCTTCCTTGAGTTGGGCTGCCTTCTCCCACTCAGGGTGTTCGTGCACTCTGGCGTGGCATTCAGGACAGATGTTCACCCATAAGCCGTATCTTTTGGATAAGCTTCTTGTCCCATTGCCTTCAAAGACCTCGTGCCGAGCGGTCTCGCAATACTTCCCGCAGAGGAAGCACACACCTTCCGTAGTTGGTAAAATTGATTTGTTGTAACCGTTTCGGTCCATTATTCACCCTGATCTGCCATTACTTTAGCGAGCACCGCATACCAGTCAGACCGTTTCGCAGTTTTGTTGATGTTGTATTTCTCGCATATTTCCGGCATTGATAGAGCATGCTCCGAGCAGTATGTGCCAAGCGCTCTCTTACCTTCCGGCAATTCCACCTGGTTCAAAAGCGCTGCGGTTATCTCTTCCGCACTCGCCATGTTCTTCTCTGAACCTATACCGAGCATACCGAGAGCACGTCCTACCGCTGATGTCTCGCAGTTCTCCACATACGATGACTGGTTTATCTGTGTGGATCCTTTAACCTCTTCAGCAGTCCCGCTTGCGAGCAGATGGTCTTTCTCGTCATATATCTTCGCCTGCACTGCTACGTGCTCGGGGTCCATATCGATTACTGTAGTGTCTATCGTTCCGTTAGGGCATATCTCTCTAAATGCCTGTACTCTGCTGACTACCATTGCGTAGTTCTTGCCTTTGATAGGCACTGTATCAAGCTTCTTGTTGGCCTGTGCCAATGTTTCCTTACTTATCATTAATTCTCGCCTCCGTTCAGCCATGCGAGCGGTCTGTTCTCCTCGTACAGTTCACGGTACATGTTCAGTATCTCGCCTTCGGTCATCTTGCTGACTTTGCGTGTCCACCATCTGCGGACTATCATTCTAATCGGCTTGAAGTCCCACTCGTTTACCTTTGTCTCTATGATGTACTTACGTTCACTATCTAATATCTTTGCCATTGTTCCTCCTTTACTCCGGCAGAGGCATCCACTTGGTAACTGTTACCGGCACGTTTTTACTTGCTATCCATTCACCATCACCGAAGTACTCGGCAATGTCTGTTATCTCGTTTCCTTCTCCGAAGGATATCCTCACCAGAACCCTGTATGGTTTTTTAGGTACTGCGAGTTCTACTGGTATCCAATTCATGCTCTTTCTCCCATCTTCTTCAGTTCTATGGCTATCTGATCTGACGGACCCATTTCAAGCGCCCTTGCTGTAGCGAGTTCCTTGTAGGCTCTCGCCCTGAGTTCTGCTACTGTTCTTCTGCGATCTTCTGCGTTACCCTTCCAGTACCCGCCTGTGTGCGAATCCGTAGCCACATTGTATCCGTTGTCTCTCAGTTCTTTGATAGCTCTTCTGACTGTCCTCTCGTCCGAGTTCGTGAGGGCTGCTATCATATCCTTGTTGAGTTTTACTTCATCATCCAGAAGGTCCCATATACGTTTTGCTAACTCGCTCATATCTCGCCTCCTAAAATGATCACCATACTTGCTATGAACCACAGCGCTCCGCCGAACGCACACGCTGCCAAGATGTACGGCAGTGCCTCTAACTGTGAGCGGATCCATTTCCAATTAACTCTCATTGACTTTAGCGCCTCCTTAGCGCATAATGTAGTTGGTTATTTAAGTGAGTCGCCTGCCCTTTGTGGCGGCGGCTTTTTTAGTGTCGGCCATCATCCTTTCTGCAACATCCGGGATGAAGTAGTATCTCTTGTTTAATACCGGCAAGTCTGCCACATACTTACCGACTGCATCTGTTCGTTTGTTTCCGATAAACTTCGCAAGACCTGTCTTCGTGATGAAGTAACCACCCGCCTGTGAGGTCATAGCCTCCACGAGGTCATGCTTTGTCATCCCTCACCCCCTCCAATTAGGTATTCAAGCGGTACATCGAAGTACTTCGCTATCTTGATCATCTTGTCTACCTTAGGTGTGCATCTGCCGCTTTTCCAGTCGTACAGTACTGTCTTTGGTATGCCAGTTTCAACTGCGACCCTATTGATAGTGGTTTTATGTTCCTGAAGTAGTTTTTCAAAGTTCTTAAACAGTTTTTTCACCTTCCTTCTGCTCGCAATAGCGTTATTTTGCTTGCTTATGATACGCATTTGCGATATTATCTTAGTAGGTCTTAAGAAAATATGTGCTCATTTATGGAGCATGCTCCCGCAATTGCGTTCCTTACAGTAATATAATATAACGCATTTGGGAACATGTCAACATATTTCTTCAGCATTTGCGTATATTTTTAGTAGAGGAGTATTCTCAAATGAATGTAGTTTTGCAGAGGATTCAGGACACACTTTCAGAAAAGCATCTGAAGGTGACAGAAATGTTCAGAAAATGCGGGCTAAAGGGTTCGACATATTACTCATGGATAGACCGTGACTCTTATCCGTCTTCCGAGTATCTCAGACCTATCGCCAGCTTCTTGGGCGTAAGTGCCGACTATTTACTCGGTGCGGACAACGAAGAATATTATTTAGATCCGGCGACTAAGGAAATGGCGAACGCCCTGAATGACAATCCAGGTCAGAGAGTATTATTTGATGCTGCGAAGGACTTACCGCCAGAAGACATACTTAAGGTACTGGACTTTATCCAGCAGCAGAACAAAAAGGAAGGCAGAGAATGAGAACATATGAGCACATACAAGTGCATATAGTAGATTGGCTGCCATTGACTATTAGAGGCCTCACTATCAGAACTACTGACAATGAGGAGTTTTATTGTATCCTGTTGAATGGGAAGCTCGGGCAGAATGCTCTTAATAAAGCCTATGACCACGAGATACAACACATAGAGAACAATGACTTTGACAGTATGTATACTGCTGATCAGTTAGAAATGCTGCGACATGCAGGATAGGAGGTATATTATGAAAAAGCTATTATTGTGTATGGCAATGCTGCTCTTTATGGCAACACCTTGCTTCGCTGATGAATGCCAGCATCAATGGGGCGATTGGGTTACAAGCATAGAGCCAACATGCGGAATGGCTGGAGCTAAAGTACGCACCTGCTCCATATGCAACTCAGTCGAACTTGGAACCATACCAGCAACCGGAGAACATGTATGGGGAGACCCACAGGTATACAAAGAACAAACTTGTACTACAGACGGTGAATTGCGAAAGTATTGTTCCGTTTGTAACTTATATCTCCGTGCAACACTGCCTGCCCCAGGACATCAGTGGAGCGAATGGATTGTAACTGCCTATCAAAGCTGCTACCAAGATGGCGAGAAATACAGAACGTGTAGCGCTTGTGGTTTAAAAGAAACAAGTGTCGTTCCTGCTTATGATACACATGATTGGGGAGAATGGGAAACAATACAAGCCTCAACATGTAAAAGCAACGGCTTAAGAAGCCACAGATGCAACAGGTGCGGAGAACTCGAATATGATACACTTCCGCCCAGTAATATACACACATTTACTGGCGCTCCATCAGAAACAATACAATACCCGACCCCATTCCGTTATGGAATAGACCGCACTTGGTGCGAATGTGGCGTGACATTTAAAGACATAAGGACTCCAAAACTGAAAGCTTTTATTAAGATCAGCAAGAAATCATTAAAGCTTAAGAGGCGCAAGGTTAAGAAGCTTACTGTAAAAATGGCCTATGGAGACAAAGTAAAGTCTTGGAGATCCAGTAATAAGAAAGTCGCCATTGTGAACAAAAAAGGCAAAGTCACTGCTTTAAAGAAAGGTAAAACTGTAATTACTGTTACCCTTAAGTCGGGCAAAAAGGCAACGTGTAAAGTAACCGTAAAATGAAGAAGTACAAGTACAGAAAAAGATTTACATACAGAGGACGCTCGTACAATGTCTATGCGGACAGTTTGGTTGAGCTCGGGCAGAAGTATGCCGAGAAGCTGAACCAGCTTGAGAGCGGGCCAGAAGTCATCAATGGCAGTACGTCCATAAATGACTGGGCCTTGAAGTGCATCGATGCGTATAAGACGAATCAGAAGCCGGTCACGAAGAAGAAGTATCTGAACAGAGTAAAGTGCTGCATCCTGTCACAGATCGGTGAGATATCTGTTGCTGACATCACGCCTATGGAACTGCAGCAGGTACTGAACCAACAGGAAGGTAAGAGCAAGACGCAGATAAACGAAGTATACCAGGCGCTTCGCTTTATCTTCAGACATGCAGTCGAGAACCATCTGCGAGCGGATGACCCTACACTGCACCTTGAAAAGCCGGCGGGATCCCACACAAGACGGCGGGCCCTTACTGATAAGGAACGTGAGGCTGTGCTTGCTGTGGCTGTGACTGACAGACGATACTACTTCTATCTTCTGATGCTTTTATGTGGATGCCGTCCGTCTGAGGCGGCAGAGTGTCAAGGAAGGGACATTGTGCTCGAAGAGGACTGTTATATGCTTCACGTCAGAGGCACTAAAACGGCGCTTTCAGACAGGTTTATACCTATACCCGATGAATTACTCAAGCTGATAAAACGCACGCCCAAATACGCTTATATCGCCTGTACTCGGGATGGTAACAAGATAACAAACTACGATAGACTGTGGCACTCTTTCAAGCGCCAGCTGAACATATACCTGGGATGCAAGATGTACAGGAACGCCCTTATCCCGCCGTACCCGCTTGCACCCGATATCGTGCCTTACTGCTTCAGACATGAGTACTGTTCGGATCTGGCACGTAAAGGCATAGACATAAGGACGGCACAGAAGCTGATGGGACATTCCACGATAGATATGACAGCTAATATCTACACTCACGTAGAGAAAAAGGACATAATAGCTGCAGCTAAAATACTGAACGGAGTGGCGACCCAAGTGGCGACCCAAGCCGATAATCGTTGAAAAATACACGTTCGTGTTCGGTTTCCTAAACCGTGCGTCGGGTGTTCGAATCGCCTCTGGTGCACCACCATAAAGAGGACTTGTAAGTATTGGAATTTCAACACTTATGAGTTCTCTTATTTTTTGCACAAATGAGCATTTGCGCAAATGATACTTCGGTTTTGTGCGGTTTTTTACGGTTTTAAGTGGCTACCCAAGTGGCTACCCTCACAAATAAAAAAGGTCCCCGCTCAGATGATCAGCCCAAGCGGGGAAGAAAGGAGGCACCAGCGTCAGTTAAAATCCATAAAAACCTGACGTGGTATGCGTATGTTGCTTATTAAAGTCCCCTGCCGTATGCACGCAGAATGAAAGACTAAGATCGTGGTGTCCGGCAGGGGCACTATAACAATCCCACTAAACGGGGCCGGAGAGAAGATACATCCGGCATAGGCATTATTGCCAGTGGGAGTGTTACCTATTTAAATCGAATAATCGTTGCTATCTTTTTGTTGTTGTATGTCTTCTTGACGTGAGCTCCGCCCTTCTTGATGTCGGGGTTACCACCTGTCGAGTACCATTTAGGATTGCCCTTCTTGGTCCAGCCTGCGAAGATCTGAGTGTGTGCGGGATTCTCATAACCAACAATGTCGCCCTTATGCAGATGACACTTCTTTGGAACCTTGTTCGGGTGGCTGATCGTCGCCACCTTCTTCAGGTCCTTTTTGGTCATGTTCTTGCAGACAACCTTCTTGCCATTTATCCAGAAGTACTGACCTGGCTTAAGGAAGCCTGCCTGCTGGAGCGCATAACATACCATTGTGCTGCAGTTCGTGGTCTTGCGTTTCTTAGCGCCTGCCCACGTGAGCGCATTGTCCTTCCACGAGCCTTTGTACTTGAAGCCGTGCTTTGCCATATAAGCCGTTATCTTTTTGGCTGCCACTCTTAAGTACCAAGCGTTGCTGTGGTAGTTCGGTCTGTAGATGCCATACGCGTACTTGGCGTCTCTGATGCGCCTCATTACCCTTGTGTTGAACGGCGAGTTGGCACCTGTGTTGCCTTCTATCGTGTATATGTGGTTGGCGTTCCCTCGCTTCTCGATAAAGCCGATGTGGTCTCTTGAGCCGAGTTCCCTGCCGTAGCCTGTTCCCTGCCAGGTGAATACTACTATGTCGCCTGCCTCAGCGTCCTCGATCTTGACCCTTCTGCAGTTCGCCTTGAGCCACGCCTGTGCGGTAGGAACGTAAGCTGTCTTCTGACCATCAAAAAAGAGCCCTGAGGCTCCTGCTGCTTTAAAGACGTACCAGACGAATGCGCAGCACCAATGTGCGCCCTTGTATAGTCCGTACTCTTTCCAGAACTTAGTACCGCTGCAGCCTAAGTACTTGGTTGCAACTTTGATAATGTTCTTGCCTAACATTACATTACCTCCAGCGGGTCGGACTCGCCACCGATCTTACCCTTGTCGTTCTTCAGCTGGTCAAGCGTGTTCTGTGCTATCCTCGCTTCGATGGTGATGTTGTTATTCTTCCACCACGCCCAGAGGATGCCAGCAACAGATACGATGGTCGAGAGACCTACGTTGACTTCCTCCTGTGAGAACGGAAGCGGGCTCTTGCCGAGTGCCGTGAGTACGATATTGAGTACTGGCACGAGTGCTACCAGTAGTCTGATAATAGCTTTTGTTTTCTCTGACATAACGTCCTCCTATTTGATTACTTGCGACTGTAACTTCTCATTGAACTTGTCTCGTCTCTGCTTGGCTTCGTTGTACGCTTTCAAAGCGTCCTCGACCTCTCCGTTCGCCTTGCCTCGCTTGACCGCCATCGCGGTTGCATAAGCCAGCTGCATGGTCGCGTAATTGACCGCCCTGTTGACTTCTTCC